TATTGAACTTACCGAAATAGCTAACGCCAAAGGCGCAGAGAAAAAACGGCTGGCAGAGGAGGCAGAAGAAAGGAAGAAAGCAGAGGCGATCCGTCTGGCTGAAGAGGCAGAAGAAAGCCGCAGAAAAAATGCTGAACTGGTTGAAGCCAATAAAAATGTTGAGCTGACCAATTCTCTTTTCGATTCACAACTCACAGTTCAGGAGTCGGCCGCAGAAACCAAGGCCATTGAAAGCTACTCCATCGAGGTTAAGAACTCATCTGCCTGGTTGCTGATCGTGAACTTCTATTTCACCAAAGAGGGATTGAAGGAAGATCCCGCATCGCTCGAAAAGAAAACCCTTGGCAGCATGAAGAAGTTTGCCGAGTCGGTATGCAAAAAGACAGGTGAGAAGATTGAATCGCCTTACCTCGTTTACTCACCGGTTTATAACGTTCGCGCTACAAAATGAAAGACGCCTACTTCAATCGGGATGAGGTCAGCAACAGCGACCTGGGCGAGCTGAAGAAGTTCTTCATGCCACGGCTGCAGGTGGGCGATATCCAATCTGCATATCGTTTCGGTACGCTGGTCGATGCACTGATCACCGAGCCGCATAAGGTTGACTATTTCAAATTGACAATAGATGGAGAGCAATACACGGCCGATGAGTTTAACCAGGCTAAGGAAATGACCAAAGTATTTCACCGGGATGAGATGTGTAAGAGCCTGTTAGTTCAATCCAATTGCCAAATGGTAATGGCCCGTGAAATGCAAATGGAGTATGCCGGCGTTCCATTCAGTTTAAAGGTCCGCTGCAAGTGGGATCTGTGGATGGAACGCCTGAAATGGGGCGGCGATATCAAAAGCACTGCAGCCACAACGCAAAAGCAATTTGAAGAGGCGGTTCGGTATTTCGAATACGATCGTCAACGAGCGTGGTATATGGATATCGCCGGTAGCAGTCGTGATATCCTGATAGGTATCAGCAAAGTAAATTTTAAAGTATTCAAACTGGCCATTCCAAGAGGCGGAGACCTGTATTTATCAGGTAAGGAAAAGTATGAGGAATGGGCCTTTAAGCACTGGTGTTTATTCAATAATTTCTAAATCTCTCAAAACCAAAATCTTTATGAACAAAGCAAATTTTTTAAAGCGCCTGGACCAGGACGGAATAAAATACACGGAGAAAGACGGAGTAATTATTATAGATGAAAAGGGTTCCGTTTACCTGAGTAGCCTGACCGCGTTACCGGATGGAATCCAGTTCAACAATCAGGGTTCCGTTTACCTGAGGAGTTTAAAAAATTTCGACGAAACCCAGGCCGGTGCCGATAAACGAAATCTCTACGTCGTTAATGGCGATAAATACGGCATGCGTATTTCCCTCGGCTGCTTTATAGGCACTGAAGAGGAAGCCTTAAGCGCTGTCAGAAGAAATATTCAGGCAAAGCCGCTCCGGAATACTGCCATAAAATAACGGCCGCTTTTGAGAAGGCAAAGCGCCGGTATAACAAAGACAAATCCTAACCTTTTTTTCATAACCGCGCCGGGGTGTAATCCGGGAGAGAAAAGCTCCGGCGCATTTTTAAAACCAAAGCATATGTCAGACACTAAGAGAGACGAAAAAATCAAAAAGGCCACGTTGAAAGACTCCGGCCTTTACCTCGAGTATGACGAGATCATCGAAAATGAAGAAGATGGTCCTGTTATTAACGTGCACAAAGTTATGGGTGGCCACAAACCCCATCAGGATCTAACCAACGCATTTAAAGCCCTGCATGTTCACCTGGCTCTTATCTGTGAGCAAGTAGGCGAAAACAACGGCATTATCTCTATCAAAAAGAAACAGGCCTCCGAGATACTATCCTCAATGCGAACGCTTGAGATGGTTGATCTGCATTCAGTAACCGGCTTTAGTATTGGTGGCGATGATGAGCATGAAGGAGTAACCCTGATAGGCCAGCGCAAACTAACAAGCGGCGATGTTCTCAATTTGATATCGCCCTTTAAAAAATGGTCCTCCGATTACAAACATGCCTCAGATCTGGAAGTTGAAATGCAGGTCGTGCTTCAGGAGTGCCTGGAATACCTACACGGTAAGCATGCACCTAACCCTCAGTTAGAGCTGGAACTCGATACTGACCAAAAGGAGCATGCGGCCTAAATTATTAAAGCTGGTGCTTTAAGGTGAACGCCGGTGCGAAACGGTTAGTAGCCATTTTTTCAAATCATTATTCATCATAAAAACAAAGAGAATGCAGACCCCAGAATTAAAAAATGTAAAGCTGACCGATATCAGTGTCAGCAAAACCAACCCCCGTAAACACTTCGACCAGGATAGTATCAATGAGCTGGCCAACTCTGTAAAAGAGAAAGGTGTGATACAGGCTATTGTCCTTCGCCCTAAGGGTAACAAATACGAATTAGTGTGCGGAGAAAGAAGATATCGCGCGTCGGTAATTGTAAGCCACGAGGATAAAACCCGCGACACAATTCCTTCCATCATCCGAGAATTGAACGATGAGGAAGTTCTTCAACTACAGATCATCGAGAACCTGCAGCGCAAAGATGTGCACCCGATGGATGAGGCTGTTGCCTTTAAGTCACTAATGGCCGTTAAAGGTTTTGACGTGGCCGAAATAGCCAAGCGCATAGGCAAGGGCGCTCAGTATGTTGCGCAGCGATTAAAGCTCAATGATCTGATCGATGAATTTCAGAAAGCGTTTTTCAAGGAAAGACTGAATCTGACAAATGCCCTTAAACTCTGCAAACTGACCAAGGATGACCAAGCTGAGTTTTGGAACGATGAGGACTATGGCGATAACAATGAAGAAATTGAAGTTAGCAATTGGGATATCCAAAAGCACCAGCGCGACCTGAACAACGCTCCTTTCGATACAAAGGACCCCTCCCTCAATAAAACCATGGGAGGCTGCGGAGGTTGTCCTTTCAATTCTTCTTCAAATACCCTATTGTTTCCTGAACTGGCTCATACCTCAGTATGCACTAACACAAAATGCTACTCGGGCAAAGCTGATGCCTCATTTGCAGTGCGCCTGGTAGAAGCGGAAGAAGACCCCTCAATTGTTTTAATCAGTACAGAATACAATGTGGGTAAGGCTTACCGCGATTTAATCGCTAAGGGTCTTACGGTCCTGAAAAGGTATGAGGGATATGAAAACACTACCGAAAAGCCGGAGGCTCCCGATCGTGCTGGATTATACGGCGATTATGACACGAAGGAGGAAGAAGAACAGGCATGGCAGGAAGTATTGAAAGAGTATGATGATGACCTTAAAAAATATGAGGCGAAAATTAACTCCGGAAAGCTTATCAAGGCTTTTATAGTGGAGGGCGAAAATCGCGGAGCGTTCATATATGTCACCCTAAAGAAAGGAGCACGAGCGGCTACATCATCAAGCGCATTTAAGGCCAAAGAAAAGGAAGATACCATTTCCGCCACTGATATCAAAGCCGAAATTGATAGAATTAAGGACCGCGAAAAGCGCAACCAGGAACTGGATGAAGAGAAGAAACAGCCTTTGCTTTATGGCCTCCTTAATAAGACTGGGATTGTGAAGGTAAACGGTCCGTTAGTTTTAGCTGAGAAGAGAGGCCTTTTAGTCTTACTTGCTGAATTTGGAAGCTATACCATAAAAAGCGACCTCTATAAAGCTATTGATTGCAAAAACTCAGACGATTATAATCAGGCCCGTATTTATGAGCATGCAGCCGGTGCTACAGAAAAGCAACTTGATCAGTGGATATCAACTGCTACCCGTATTCTATTCGCTCATAAACTATCACCTATTCAAGGCATTCGCCCGGCCACCAATGGCAAAGCAGCGGTTTTGGAGGAGCTGGTTACTCACTACGATAAAAAGGGTGTAGATCTGATTGAATACGACTCCTTAGAGGCAAAAGGCAAACGGGAATTAAAACTGGAGACCAGGATCGCCTCTCTTCAAAAGCAATTGAAGGAACTGAATAAGCCAGAAGCAAAGGCCAAGCCGGCCAAGGATACTAAAGCCACCGAAAAAAAGAAATAGCACTATGGTCATTCAACAAGTAAATAGCTCTTACCATATTAATTTCCCCTTCAGCAAGCGCATGGTCGATGCCGTTAAAGCATTACCCGGCCGCTATTGGAACAGTGCGCTCAAAGTTTGGGTAATACCGGCCACGGAAGAGAGCGAACCCATTGTAAAGGAGTTTGCCGCCAAATACCGGTTTAAATGGGATAATGCAGTGGAAGAGGCAAGAACTAAATACGCTATTCCTCCAATGCCTGAGCTGACCGTGGATATACCTTTAAAGATGAAGCTGTTTCCATACCAGCAAAAGGGCGTTGCCTATGCTTTGCAGAAGCAGCGTCTTATCATCGGCGATCAGCCTGGCCTGGGTAAAACCGGCCAGGCGATTGCTACCATCTTGGCGGCCAATCAGTTTCCATGCCTCATCATTTGCCCCTCATCACTCAAAATAAACTGGCAGCGCGAATGGGAGAAATGGACCAATAAAAAGGCCCGGGTAATAGATCCCGCCATTGCAAGGTATATGGACCGCTGGATTGATGCCGGTATGATCGACGTATTCATTGTCAATTATGAATCGCTCAAAAAATACTTCGTGTCCGAAATTACCTGCGGGGAAGATGAGAATCTGACTTTAAAACATGTCATCTTCAACAAAAAGAAGGACCTTTTTAAGTCGGTGATCATTGATGAGAGCCACCGGTGCAAAGATTTCGGATCGCAACAAACCAAATTCACCCGGGGCATTTGTCGCGATAAAGAATGGGTATTATGCCTTACCGGTACCCCGGTGGTTAACAAACCTAAGGACTTAATGCCGCAATTAGGCATCATAAGTCGTATCGGTGATTTTGGGGGCGACAAGTTTTTCCGTGACCGCTATTGTGGCGGCATAAAGGGAGCCAGCAACCTCAGTGAGCTGAACTATAAACTCAATACCATCTGTTTCTTCCATCGACAAAAATCGGAAGTGTTAACCGACTTGCCTGCAAAGATGCGCCAGGTATTACTCTGCGAGCTGGACGCTACCCATCGCGCCGAATACCAAAAAGCCGAAGATGACCTGCGCGAATACCTCATAAAATACAAAGAAGCGACCGACGAGAAAATTGAGAAGTCGCTCAAGGGTGAGGTAATGGTACGCATCGGTATTCTCAAGAACATCAGCGCCCGGGGTAAGCTGAATGATGTGCGCGATTTCATCCGCGATACTATTGAAGGAGGTGAAAAGCTGGTCGTGTTCCTGCACCTTAAAGAAGTCTTCCAGAAGCTGAAAACCATGTTTCCGGATGCGCTGAGTATCGTGGGTGATAATACCATGAACGAACGTCAGGCTGCAGTGGATGCTTTCCAAAACGACCCATCCAAAAAGCTCATCCTATGCAGCATGCAAGCGGCCGGGATTGGGTTAACCTTAACCGCTTCCTCCAGGGTTGGGTTTGTGGAGCAGGGTTGGCACCCGGCCATACATGACCAATGTGAGGACCGTTGCCACCGCATAGGCCAGTATGATTCTGTTCAGTGCACTTACTGGTTAGGTAAAGACACCATCGATGAATGGGTGTATGATATCATCCAGGAGAAGCGCAAAATAACCAGCGAGATAACCGGCTCTGCTGATGATGTGGAGGTTGATATAGTAGATAAGGTAGCCAATTTATTCAACATTAAAAAGGAGGAAAAAGCAGCATGAGTTACAAAATACCGAAACCAACAGATCCATTAACGATACATGACTTTAAACCGGGCTTTGCCTTTATGGTAGATGATGCCGGCAAATGGGAGAAGGTAATTATTCACAAAAACTGCCCGGAAGAACTAATTGCATATACCATTCGGCAATTTCAGAAGAGTCCGGGATTATTTAAAAGAGCATAGGGAAGCAGGAGGCATAATGAATTACATAGAGCAGATCAATTTATTGCATAAAATACGGCGCAAAGATTCACTTGGCCCCATCGCAGTTACCATGTATGTCATATTGCTTGACATCTGTAACAGGGATGACTGGGAGAATCCGTTCAATTTGAAGAATGACAAAATCCTAAGCGATTTAGACGTAACCTTCAACACATTGGCAGCTACACGCAATAAGTTGCAACAATCTGGCCTTATTAAATTCAGAACCCGCAACGGTACGGCCGAGGTCATCTATACAATTCTTGATCCAGAGGAGTCAAAAGAAGCCAGAAGTAACCCAACCTTTTCAAAATTTGATGAGGTTGCTCATGAGGTTACTGATGAGGTTACTGCTAAGGTTGCTCACAAGGTTACTGCTAAGGTTCCAAATTCTGTCAATGGTATTAATATAAACAAAACCAAACAGAAACAAAAGAAACCGATTGCGGAGGCTAAAGCTCCGCCTGGTCCTGATAAAATTTATGCTTCATGCATGAAAATCTACTTCGAATGGTTCGAGGCGCGTTTTTCCATTGCACCCAAAATTGACGCACTGCAGGGCAAAGCGCTGAAGGATATCATCCGGTACCTCTCCGATATCGTGAAGAAAAAGGATGAGGCTATCACTGAGGATGACCTGGATGAGAAGGTTAAAACCAACTGGCAGGGCATTCTTGAAAGTTGGGACCAGCTCGAGGAGTTTTATCAAAAGCAAACGAAGCTGAATCAAATCAGCTCGAATATTCAAAATCTAATTGTTCAAATCAAAAAGGCACTCAATGGACATAACAAACAGCACGGACCTCAAAAAAGCTCAACCCCCATCTGGAGGCAACCTCAAGATCAAAACCCTTGATGAGTTCAAGGAAATAGTTGAGCAGGACTATTTAGCCAGTTACAATAACATGGTGGAGGAATACAAGGACAGGAAGGCCTCCATGGAACTTAGGCGTGACCGGTTGGTGGATGAATATGTTTTCATCAACTCGATCATCAGCGTTAACACCATGCTGCATGAAGGGAAAATGAATCCATCCGCTATTATGCAGGTTGAAAAGGAAATCGGTGCATTGACCTATGAGACCGTAGCGGCCAGTTACCCAATCGATTATTGGCGAAAGCAATACGGGGAAAACATGATTGTGCCGGTACTATGCGATGTGATCAATTACTTCCTCAAGCAATTCCAGGTTAAAGAAATGCTCAGCGATGTTCAGATCATGCAAATTGCGACTCGGCTATTAGCAGCCCAACCGCTTCTCCGCCTCCGCGAGCTGGTATTTGTATTGAACCAGGCACTTGCCGGCGAATATGGCCCAACCTATCAGCGTGTTGGTATCGATACAATCCTTGGCTGGCTCAATAAGTATTACGAAAGCTCAGCGGTTTACCTCGAAACCAAAATGATTAATGGCCGAAAGGATGAAAGCCGTGGTGAGGTACCTTGGGAACTGATGGAGCGAAAGATGAAAGCCTACCAGGATGAACAGCGCCAAAAGAAAGCCCAGGTTGAAAAGGTGTGGGGCTTTGCTCAGCGCCAGCGCGAGCTGGAGGACTTCAAAGAATACCATGCAGAACAAATTAAAAACGCTAAAGCCCCTGAACTATGAAAAAACTCCTCTGCTTTCTTTTCGGGCACAAGGTTACCCAGTTTGATAACGACTTCGCAGTATGCAGTCGCTGCACCAAACATGAATATATGGATGGCGATACCTGGAGAAACACACTTCAGGACAAATGGTTCTATTTCAAGCTGCAATTAATTACAAGGCCAAAGAGCTTCATTTTCACTCGCTGTAATGAATGCGGAAAGCTGAATAGCATATTTGGCCGATACGCCGGTGATCATTCTGATTGTTTACCCTTTTGATTATGGCAGCATCAGAATACTGGACCGTGGAACAATACCGCGAGTATTTTAAAACCAAACCAACGGCGCCGCATAAGCCTAAACGCAAAACCGGCAATGGCAACAAAGCAAAAAAGGAAATGGAGCTGATATTACTGATACTCGGATTTCCATTTGTTACTGAGCACAGGTTTCATGCGGTCCGTCGCTTTAAATTCGACTGGGCCATACCGTCGCACAAAGTTGCAATCGAGTATGAAGGAGTGAATAGTGACAAAAGCCGGCATACTACCAAGGTAGGTTATAGCAAGGACTGCGAAAAATACAACCTGGCTGCTGCCGATGGGTGGCGCGTATTGAGATATACGGCCCTTAATTACACACAAATGACCGATGATTTGAGAAACCTTTTAACATCGAACCAATGAGAAAACCATTTTCCAAAGCTGAAGAGAAGATCATTCTCAGGTTTTACCCTAAAAACGGCATGGAGGCAACCTGCAAAAAGCTAAAGCGGTCCTCGCAATCGATTGGAGGTAAGGCACGATCATTAGGTGTACAGGTCAAGCGATCCGTTACCATCCGCCTGCGATCGGAAAAAATGAGACTTAAAACCTCCTCTACTCCTGCTGTCGATAAGATTCTAAAGGACCATTACCTTGATACCAATATCAATCAGCTATCCATACGGATAAAAAGAAGCGAAACCTTTGTAAAGACCCGTCTTCGCCAACTCGGGCTAAAGATTCCTAAATCTGTTATTAAGCAGAGGATTCTGGCCAGCAGAATAAAGCCTGGCAATGTGCCACCGAACAAAGGGAAGACCTGGGACCGGTATATTGATAAAGATGTGCAGGAGAAACTACGGAAAACCACCTTTAAAAAGGGAAATCTCCCTCAAAATACTTTATCCGATGGCGTTATCACTTTGCGCCGGGCACATTCAGATCGCGGCGCCCCTCCTTATTACTGGATTCGCATATCACAGGGAGTTTGGAAAATGCTGCATGTCTTTATTTGGGAGAAAGCCAATGGCCCAGTCCCTGCCGGCCATATCATCACCTTTAAGGATAAAAACACCAAGCATTGCGTATTAAGCAACCTGCAGTGTATTACAAGGGCCCAGCATTGCCGCAACAATTGGAACCGGGATAAAGCATCGGCCGCCATGCTTAAATATTGGGAGGGAGGCGGTAACCTCAAGTCAGACAAGTACATCGCTTTCCTTTTGGCCAGCAAGGATAAGGGACTGCGCGAACTTATCATTAACGATAAACAGCTTATAGCAATCAAACGTCATCAAGTCACTTTACAACGTAAACTCAAAAAGCATGAAAACAGTAAGTAAATTTTTCTCGCAGATCCGGGCAATGGAAGGCAAGACTTTCCGGATTAACGGCTCAACCGTGGATGAGCAAATCAAACGGGTTACCATGTCCACCGAAGAAGGGCCCGACGATATCATTATGCAAACTTCAATCCGCACCAGGCACCTATCTGATGTGCCGGCATGCCAGAAATTCATTAAAGATGCTATCGAGGTACCAATGAAACCGGCTCCGATCGTAAAAAAGGAAGAGGCCGTCAGCATCCTTCCGGATAATGAACTGAGCGAGATGGACAAACTCAATGCTATCCTGATGGGCCAGATCGATAAAATTGATAAGAACCCGGGCTATTTAAAGCAGGCCACTCAGATTAATAACACCGCTAAAAACATCATCGCCATCAAAACACTCAGGATGAGAGCTGCGGAGTTGTATATGAGGCATAATAAAAAGAAGAAGGGTTCGGAGGATAATGATTTTTAAATTAAAGAACGGTTATGAGGTTAACTAGAAAACAAACGAAGGGGAGGAATGTAACTAAAATCAATGCTTTCCTACAAACCCTGAAAAAAGGGAAAAGAAAAGTTGGTCCAGTTACTCACGAATTGAAGTGTTGGGCATCGGTTTTTTCGGAAAAATGGCACAATAAGAAGAATTGGGAGATAAGACTCAATGATCGGAATTATAAGATAGGCGATATTTTAATTGAACGCGAATTCTTCCCAGGAGCAAATAACGGCTTAGGGGCATTCGGCACTGATGAAATTCACGAAGAGGTTATCTATATTTTGAATGGCGGTTTTGGATTACAGCCCGGGTTTATCATAATGTCCACCCGCCAGATTAAAAGGGTGTGCTATAGAAGCGGAAAGAGAATCGAGGTTACTACTCCTTTAAATAGATACGAAAATCCATGAAACCCATTCTTGATCAAATTGACTTCGAACAGCGCTGCCTTACCGCCGCCCATCAGGAACTAAAGAGCCAAAAGGCAAAGCTCCAGCAGGCCATGACCCTCATCAAATATTACGGCATCGCCCTCAATAACTTCCGGGAATATGGTGAAGCGCGGATCAACTCCCTCGACCATCACTTCAACTACGAGCAATACAACGCGGCCTTCGATCAAAAGGAAAGCGCTGAAAAGTGGATAGCCTGGGAAGAAGAGGAGATATTTCTCATATCCACTAAGATTGATGAACTCATGAAGAAGAAGTTCACCGACTCTAAAGCCGCCGAAACCAATTGGAACTTTACTCGGAAGTATCAGGAAGGCGTGCAGTCTGAACTATTTTCGCAATATCATACGATTTCGTAATTTTGTAAACATGGCAGCAGATAAAGCGGCAATAATCAGTTTCATCGTTAAACACCTGGCTAAAGCGACACCAACTTCCAAAATAATGGAACTGTGTGGCACTAAATGGAACTTGTCCCGCTCGGCCTTCTTCAGATTGCTAAAGAAAGCGCAGGTAGAGCACAAGGAAAAGCAGCAGGCAATTAAAGAGGCTGTAACGGTAGTAGAGGTTGAAGGAGCCGTCGAAGCGGCTAAAAGAGATATAATGACGTCTTTGGAGCGCAAAGAGATACTCACTAAAATAGCTCGCGGTCAAATACCACTTCTAAAGCCTATGGTTTGCGACGGCGCTATTGAACTGGTTGAGGTAGCTCCTGATTGGATGGACCGCAAAAATGCCATTGCCGAGCTGAATAAGATGGAAGGCGATTACACGCCAATCAACATTGATGTTAAAACCAACGGTGGCGCAATTCAGAATGAAACGGTCATTGTTCTTCCCTCCGGAACCAAAATAAAGGCATGACCCCGGAAACCGAGCCAGCAATTGAAATCAAATCGCCTAATACTGACTTCTGCCTGTCTGGGGAGAAAGTCAACCCTAAGCAGATAAACTTTATTGAGGCTACCTACTCAGGCAAATACAATTACCTGGCTTATGGTGGCGCTATCCGGGGAGGCAAGTCCTATGTAGTACTTTATGTGCTACATACCCTTTGCATGACATACCCCGGTTCCAAGTGGATCGTTGTACGGGCATCCTTGCCAGTCCTCAAAAAAACGACCATTCCCAGCTTTAAGAAGTTGATCAAAAGCGAGAAATTCGGCAAATGGAATAACTCCGCTCCTATCACTTTTACCTATTTCAACGGTAGCCAGATTCTTTTCATACCCGAATCTATTACCGGCGATCCTGACTTGACGGCCTTTTTAGGTTTTGAATGCAACGGCTTCTTCCTTGAGCAGGCCGAGGAGCTGGACCTTAAAATGTGGAACATGGCCTTACAACGCTCTGGCTCCTGGTATATAGACCCCATGCCTCAGGGCCTTACGTTTCTTACGTTCAACCCTTCCCAAAACTGGGTTAAGAGCATGTTTTACATTCCATGGTCAAACGGAACACTTGAGGCACCCTACTATTTTGAGTCAGCTTTGCCTAAAGATAACCCGCATGTAACGTCTGATCAGTATAAAAACTGGGGAAACATGGCCGAGCGTTACCGGCAACAGTTTGTTGATGGCGATTGGACTGATTACGGCGCTAATGGCCTTTGGGCCTTTTCATTCAACAGGGCAAAACATGTCGGAACTCCGACGCTGGAGCCTGACCAATTGGTCTATCTATCATTCGACTTTAATAAAAACCCAATTTGCTGCTCAGTCATTCAGTTAATAGATAATCAGATCCGGGTGCTCGAAACTATAAAGCTGGCTAATTCCGATATCTACGCCATGTGCATGTATATACAGGTTAATTACCCAAACACGATATTTATGGTAACGGGTGATGCGTCCGGCCAAAGCACTAATGCCATGGTGCGCGACAACCTGAATTACTATACCGTCATCATCCAGCAGCTGGGCCTCACCTATCAGCAGATCCAGGTGCCAACGGTAAACCCAAAGCTTGAGGATAACCAAATGCTCGTCAATTCACTGCTATCTAATTACAACATTGTAATTCATGAGGAAAAGGCCAAAGGATTGATCTATGACATGCAGAATGTTAAGATGTTGGCCGATGGTACTATAGAGAAGCGCAACCGTGAAGACCCTACCATGCAGGCCGATGCGCTTGACACGTTCCGCTATTTCTGCAACACTTTCATGGGTTGGTTTATCGAAAAGCCAGTATAATTTGTCCCGGTTTATGCTAATGTATGGCATAAAAAAGCCGCTATACCTATCAGAATAGCGGCTCACTCAAAATATCTCCGCGGGTATCATCATGATTTCGCGGTTGATTGTTAGCTGAGCAAAGAAGGGGGTTTAATGGCCAATCCCAGGAAAGGATTGGAGTATATCGGCAATTGGTATCTGATGCAATGCCAGCCTTCGCCGACAATAATCATCAGGATATCCAATCTGATAAACTGTTGGAACAGCTGCCATAGGATGAATAATAATTTAAACATTCGCTAAAATACAAAAAATGCCTATTTTCGTAAAATAATAGTAATTCGTATCAAATAACCAGTATGAGCGTTGACCTTTTAGAAAACTGCGATGACTGCTTCCAGGCCTGCCTGAGCGAATTGCCGGAAAACATTGTAATTAAAGGTGGCCTCACAGCTACCACCAATTACTATATCAAGGTTATTGATAAGTTCAACAATAAGTTTACCACGCCAGCTATTGCATCCGATGGCTCCGGAACGCTTCATATTGCTATCCCTGATACGTTCCCGGCTCAATGGCTTAACCGCAACGCTGGCAAATTCAAAGTTAAAGTAAGCAAAACCCTAGAGCCCTGGACTCCGGAATCAATGACGCTGGGCGGAAGCCCATTTTCATGTATCCTGGTCGAATTCGTTAATGACGACACAAGCATAAACACCATTCAATGATCAACCTGCTTGCTTTTTGCTTTTGCTGTTCGCTGGCTATCACGGCCATTCATGTGTGCATTACACGCCCGGGCATGATATTGAATTGGATTGGAATCCTCACAGTTAGGCTTCCGGATTGGATTTTAAAGCCGCTTCACGATTGCTTGATCTGCATGGCATCAGTTTGGACCATCACCTTTTGGTTTGCATCGGGCAATAGTTTACGGCCAACGTTAATAATGGCCATTTTGATTGTAGCGGGTATCAATACCATCATCTGCGCATTGTTGGACAAATTAACCGACTATGGATGTTAACAGCTGGAGAAAGGATGCTGGTAATTACCTGGACTTCACCTTCTGGACGTTCTTTAAATATTGCACCTGTGGCGGCACTCCGCGGTTTAAGTATAAAAGCATTACCCCCGGTTATGACCTGTGGGTAATGCCTGTGCGCAATAAGTTTAGTGTTTTCAAAGGTGGGCCTGCGCTGATCAATGGCGCTCCGCTCACAGATATAAAAGAGAGGTTACTTAATCTAAATTCTTAAAAATGGCATCACCAGTAAACTTTGAAGGAACAAACAAAATCTTTCACAAGCCTGAAAATATGAGCGAAGAGGAGTGCGGCTCTTTGCATGTATTGCGCACCCGGGAAGAATCAATCGGTTGCGCTTGCCTCATCTCCTGCTGGGAGTTCACGGAGAAAGAGAAAGAGGAAATTGCCAAAACAGGCAAGGTTTGGGTAAAAGTATTAGGTGAAGTTGCTTCGCCTATCAGCATCAGTGGCGATGGATTTAATGAAGTTGAGATCCACCGTCAATTAGCCAAGGAGGGAAAGACTTATGCTTAACAAACTGAAATCCTTATTTCGTCGTAAACCGGCTAATGTGTTTGGCAAAACAAAGCACATCATCAAACCTGCATTTACCTGTGGCGGCATTGAGTATTTTGAGTTTGATACTACCGCCAACCTTCCTTTTAAGCGCGGTCTCAAGTTCCTGTCTATCTTCAACGAAATAGATATGCGCTGCGATCGCACTTACCTTATTAAACATACTGCAGCCATTGAGCAACTCTTAACGGGTAAGAAGATTGGGCTTGACGAGATCATCAAAATTCGGCAACTCAACAGCCAGATGAAGGAGCGCCTGGAGTGGATATACCACGAAGACCTTATCTACAAGCTGGCCAGTGTGGTGTTTTTCGATGCCAACGAAAACCCTGATGACTGGGAGTGGAAATATGCAGCCGAAAAGATTGAGCGCTGGAAGAAGGCTGAGGATGTAAGCACTTTTTTTTTGCACGAGCCCATACAGAGGTTGATTCCCTTTTTAAAAGATTCAGAAGTGAATTTCCAAGACTATTCGGAAATGCAGAAAAGGCTGGACCAGGCAATATTGGACAATATCTCCGCGATACTGTCGGACAAAGCGAGCACAAATTCATTGAGCTATACCGAACGCTACTTCTCGGAGGAGATGAAAGCAAGTTCGGTTTAGTAGATGACACTATATATGAGTTTTTCGGTAAGATTCACGAAAGACTAAAACAGAAGGAAACCTCCAAAACTCCGGAGCGTGGCAGATCAAGTAATGATCGAATTCATAACGGATTCGGCGAAAATGCAGGCAGAGTATGATAAACTCGAAGCCCGAATAGCATCCCTAGACGGCACAAACAAGGAAAGCGCAGAGTCATTTAAAAAGGCTAATGCTGATGCCGTTGCTTCTATCGAAAAGACCTCAGCCAGTGTTAAGACCATGGGCAGCGTTGTTAAGAACGTTAAAGACGGCGCTCTTCATGAATTCGGCACTGAACTATTAAAGACTTCTGAAAAGCAGGTATCGCTGCGTACCGAGATAAGTAAAACCGTTAATGCATTGGCTGAAATGCGCGTTGCCGGCAAAGAAGGCACCGCAGAGTATAAGCGCATGGAGGCTGAGGTGAGTGAACTAAAGCGGGCTATGTTGGAGGCCCGGGGCGCTGTTTCATCAATGGCCGAAGAATTTGGTGGATTGAAAGCAGCATCAGAAGCGGTGCACGGTTTAAATGCCGGTATGCAGGTTGGGGTGGGTATATCGGCCATGTTCGCTGATGGTAATGAAAAGGTAGAGAAGGAAATTGCCTCGCTCATGTCGGTTATGATGGTTGCCAATGGCGTTATGGAGTTCTCCAACCTTCTAAAAGCCGATAGTATTGTAAGGCTTAAAGCTGTTGCTGCCTGGGATGCTATTGTTGAAGCAAGTGAAATATCAATGGCAGAAGCCGGTGTCGCTGCCTGGGCAGCAGTTACCGCTGGTATAACCTTAGCCATTGCCGCCATCGCCGGGGCGATTTATGGCATATATCAATTAATAAATGCGGATGAGAAGAAACTGGAACTTGCCAAACTAAATAATGAAGCTGAAAAAGAAAGACTTGAATTAGCTAAGAAGTTGGATGAGCAGACTAAGTCCAGGCAGGAGAATGGTGTCGCAACGCAGGACGCATATATTGCAAGGCTCAAAGCTCAGGGAGCTGCTATTGCTGATATTCACAAAGCTGAGTTAGACCTTGCTGCAGAAAAGGCAAAGAACGCGAAATCGAACTTTACCTCTATAAAGGATGAAGAGGCGGCTGTAAAGAATTTGGAGGTAAGGCAACAATTGACCCTACGGCAGATCCGAGAACGTACTGAGGCGACAGAAAAATATAACAAGCTGGTTGAGCAAACCTTTGGTGGTTCTTTTGCTTTAACCGGCCAGGAAAAGCTCGCCGGCCAGAAAATATTCATTGAACAGACGGAGGAGCTACAGAAGGAGTATGATAACCTTACTGCCAGCATAACACGTTACCGGGATGCAGAAAAGGAAGTTACCAAAACGCAGGACGAGGTAATTCAAAAGCTCAGCGAAATTCAGAAGGAAGAGTTGATTGATGCGGCCAAGTTGGCCACCGAAAAAGCAAAATTACAAGTCACCCTCGCTGAGAATGCCGGCAAGAAATTACTCGACCTGCAGAAAGCCGAAATTAAAGCAGAAGCGGAAGAGCGGATCACAGCCGTTAAGATATCGGGCAAAGATGCGGAGGAACAGGAGGTGGCAATCGCAGCCATTAAAGCCGAAGCCAACAAACGCAGCATTGAATTAATCAGGGCATATCGGGTTAAGGTTTTAGAGGAAGCAAAAGCCGCCTTTGATGCCGAAGTTGCTTTGGGTAGGAAGAGCGAAGAAGAAAAACTCAGCATTAAATTACAGGACCTGCAGCGCCAGGCGGTAATTGACAAGAATGCTATAAAGGATAGTGAGTTTGCAGCGCAGGAACGCGCCAATATTGATAAAAAATATGCTGCTGAGGTAGAATTAGCTAAACGTGAGTTTAACGACAAAGCCCGGGAGGAAGACTTTACCGCGCAACAGGCGTTAATACAGGCCCGCCTTTCTCTGGCTAAAAAGGGCAGTGCTGAGGAATTCAAAGCGCAAAATGAATTGATACTTGCTGAGCAGGCCGCTCAGATTAACAATGCTAAAACCACCATCACTAATAAAACCTTATTAGATGCTGAGCTGGTAAAGATTGACGCTGAGACCAAGAAAAAACTAATAGATGCCGACAAGGCAAAGGCGCAATATGATGCCGGTGTGCAGCAACAAAATATCAGTGCGTTGCAGAGCCATGCTGAAGCCAGTAAGGACCTGATCATGAGCGACCCGCACTCAGCTAACCAGGATAAGGTGAACGCGCTGAAAGTTTATTATGAGCAAAGCGCTCAAAATATAAAGGACCTGCAACAACTTAATGAAGAGGCTTATGATAAGGATCTTGAAACCCTGGATGAGTACCTCAATAAAAAGCGTGAGCTGGAAGATAAGGCCGCTAAGGAAAAACAGGATGGAGACCTGGCCATCAAGAAGCAGCAATTGGCCGATGTACAGGAAGTTGCCAAAGAAGCTGTTAAGCTGGCTCAAAATGTAAGCAATGAAATATTTGCAACGGCCAATGCCAACCGCAACCGCAATTATGATCTGGAGATAAGCCGCTTACAAAAGCAAAGCAGTTTTGAGTTGAACAACCACAACTTAACCGAGGCGCAAAAAATTGCCATACAGCGGAAGTTCGATAAAGAGGTTGCCGCAGTGAAGTTGCAACAGTGGAAGGCCGACCAGCAAAGCAAGGAGGAGCAGGCGGTCATTAACGGTGCGCTGGCCGTGGTTAATATCCTTGCCACTATGCCGTGGACCAGCTTTGGAGTAACACAGGCCATCGCCATCGGCTCGGCAGTGGCAGCAACAGCCGCGCAGGTAGCCG